CTATAATTCCAATCTGCATTCACTTGAACTATTACACAACCATCTTGACTTAATAATTGGACTTGTTGTAAATCTTTTAAACTACTTTGAGCATACAAGGGTGATAATGATAAACAAATACCAGCCAAATATACCATACCATATAACCATTTCATCTCTATACCTCACTTTGCCATCATCATACGTTCAATATTTTTAACATCATCGCGCATTTCTTTTTGTGTTTCTTTTACCTCAGTCACATCTTTTTGTGTTTCAATGATTGTATTTCTAATCATCTGGTCTTTTAAATCATATTCGGTTCTTGATACTTCAGGTGCTGGTAATTCTTTAGCTTCTTCAATATCTGCTTGAAGAGTAAACCACATACCAATAACCATACCCACAGTAACTAGAATACTAACACCTGTTTCCAGACTTAATGTAAACTTGCTATCTTTACTTACTTCTGTTGCCATTTTTACTGTCCTTTTTTTTCTTTTTGTTAAAAATCTTATCCCATCTTTCAGAAAACTCTTTTTGAGATATATTCATACCTCTTGGTTTATCACCTTTTCCTGTTCCGTTAGGCCCTCTAAACATTATCTTAAATCCGGTGGAACTACCTCTCTAGTTCCTCCTACCTTATCTTTTTTCTTCATACCGAATTTTCTAACTTCTTCCTGATATTGTTGCATACAGGATTGAGCTGCTTGAGATTTTATCATTGCCTTATTTGGGTCTTCTTCTCTTGCTGCGGCGTCCATTAGAGCTTGTCCTTTAACATAGTTAATCAAAGCAGGTTGCAAAGAATTGTCTATATCTATTGTTCCTGTTATAGAAGCTAATTTGTCTGGCTCTGCATAATAAGATATTAAAATTCCATCGATAATAGCATCTCCAGATGAGCCTATCTGAGGAGCTTTAAGTCTACCTGTTGTTGTTTCTGTAGTATCTCCATCACCTTTTGTTGTAGCAATAGCTATTCTATCTCCTTCAATCCACCATACAAAATTATCATTTGGGTCTTTATATGAACTGCTTACGTATGCCATTATACCTCCGTCCAACTAGTATTTCCAGCTGTACTTGATTCGTTGTAGAATTGTTTCAATTCTCCACCAGACAATCTAGGAATTTTAATATATTCATCATCTGAATTTAATATTGTACATCTAAATACTTTGTTAACAGTTATTCCTTCGTCATCATCTATTGCATACCATAACTGATTATGCCTTAAATGTGTTTTTGCGTTTTCTACCTTTATAGAATATTTACCCATATCAATTAATGCTTCATTAATTAAGTTTAACACATAATTTTCTGAAACACCAGGAATTGCTTGTAAAACTCTACTATATATTTCTTTCGCCGTAAATTCTATTGCTGCCATTATAAACTTCCTTGTAGTATTTGTATTTCTTCTTTATATCTTCCATCGGTTAAAGCATATTGTTTTTCATACCAAGAATATTTAGCAGTATCTTTTTGTAAGTTAACACTAAATTCTTGTATTTCATCAGATACCTGTGCTTGGTATTTTCCCAACTCTGAATTAAATTTTTGCAACAAGTCGTCATTGTTCTGTATTGCTGCTGCCATAGTTTGAGCTGCATTCTGTAGTGCCAACACCTGGTCTTGTGCTTTATTAGCTAAGTCTACCTGAGTAGTTTGCTGTGCTTCTTGTTGAGCATCTGCTGCATCTAGCTGTGCTTGTGTTATTGCTCTTTGTAAAGCAGTGTTGTGTTTAGTAACCTGGTCTTGTATCTCTGCCTGGTATCTTACATTCTCTTTATTAAACTCATTTAATTCGTTTTGTATATCTGCTTGATATTGCTGTAGGCTAAAGCCTTCTGTAGTTGACCAAGCTTGAAAAGCTGTTGAAACTTCTGTTTTATATCTATCTAATTTTTGTACATACGTTTGAACATCTTTATTAACTTCTGCTTGATATTCTGAAATCTTTGCTTGATACTCTTGAACTTCTTTTTGCAATAACAAAGAAGCTGTTTGCTCTGCGTCTCTAGCACTTATACGAGCTTGTTCTATTTTTTGCTGAATTGAGGCTTGATATTCAACATTAGCGTCATTAAAAACATTTAATTGATTTTGCATTGCAGATTGATACGAAGATACATAACTATTAATTTTTCCTAATTGTACTTGTGCTAACTCTATATCTTCTTCATCTTCAATCATATGTCCTAATACTTCAAACCAGTCGCTAAAGTCTTGAAAATCTGCATCTGTTCCTATTGTACCATCTGTTATAGCAGCAGTCAACTCTTCTGAAGCACCAGCAACTGTAGGAGCTGTATAAGATGGAGCTGTACCAAAACTAGCAATAGTTACATCTCCGACAGAGGGAGTACTAAAGCTTGCAGATGATAAAGTAGGTGGAGTGCTTGTTGAAAATTCTCCTGGGTCACTATCTCCAAAAGGGTTCATATCTTCACTACCGCTAAAGAAGTCTTCAAAAGATACTCTAGTTGTTATACTAGGCTTTGAATAAGTAGGTACAGAACCTGTTGGGTCAACGTCTGCAACAGATGCTACTGTTATAGCTCCAACTGCAGTAGCACTTGCATCTGCATTTGTTGCATTACTATAGCTTACTGTAGCTAAACTAGGTGCACTTGGAGCACTTACGCTTACAGTTAAAGCACTTATAGCATTCATATTATTCATCAATCTTTGTAAATAATTTCTAGCAGCATATAAAACAACAGCTTGTTCAGCTTCATCTGGAAAATTATCTATAGAACTGTCTCCATAAGCAACAGTTATTGCAGTATTAATATATACAACTCTACTATCACTTGATTGGTTACTAGCAGGATATGTATTTAAATTATCTCCTTGTATGATATATGCTGGGTCGCTTTCTGACGCAGCTTCCATATAGTTTGTATCACTAACTCTTCCCATTAAAGAAGGGTCAAGTTTTCTACAAGGCATAAATGCTTTACTAGAATGATTGTCGTCTCTTCTTACGACAGATAAAATTTTCTTTCCCTCTACGTCTAAAGTATTTGTAAAAGCTTGATTGCTGACTACTCTTTCTAATTTTGTTGGACTAAGTATATCTAATACTGTTCTAGCTCCAGCAGTTAACCAATCGCTCATAGCTGCAGTATCTACACTAGAGCCTCCTGATATATCTTCTAATTGTACTTGAAATGTTGCCATTATCTACCTTGTCCTCTATATGTTTTCTTATATTTCTTTAAACTTTTTGAACAAACAAAAAGGGCATTAGTACTTGGTTTTGTTCCAAGTTTAGTATGTTTGCTTTGTCCTTGTCTTGTCTTCTTTAGAGTTTTCTTCTTTCCGGACAAATCACTAAAAATGCTTCTTCTCATTTCTTCTTCTTGCGACCTTTTTTCTTTTTCTTTTTAGGTGGTCTTCCTACTTTACTTCCATATGTTCCTTTTCCGTACGGCATAATATCTCCTATTTCACACTAACAGTATCGTTATGTTCCACTCCTTTGGACTTAGAAAAATCTCCAGAGCCCAACTTCGGAGTCAGATTTTTTTTCTGGCTTTCTTTGATATGTTCATTCATATCTTTAGTTCCAAAATCTATTTGGTCTTTTCTAATAGCTGTTGCCCAAGGACTGTTTTCCCTTATGACAAACTGCGCATTCCATTTAGATTCAGAAGCCTTCTTTCCACAAGAAGGACAATTAAAAAATCCTTCTGGATTAGGCTCACTACAATGTTGGCAGTTTTTAGCCATTATCCTTTATGAACAATAATATAGGCTATTCTACTTCTATCTAGCTTTACAGCCTTTATATCAACTATAGCTCCAGAGCTATCATCAAGCCCTTGAATATAATCATTAATATCTTTAGCCAAAGAACCAGAAACTGAATCTGCTTTTGGGCTTATATCATTAATGATAATCTTTGTAGTTGTATTGTAATTCGCCATTTTTTTCTCCTGTTAATTTTAAAAAATCTTTTTTGGATTCGGGGTTAATCCTTTATACGAGTAACCCCACAGTTCCAAAAACTGCTAATCTTCACAGATTATTACGATGTTTGAATACCATTGTTGATACTACTTAACGCAGTAAACAGCCACTCTCCACCCCAAAATATTAATTCTACAACATCACCACGTTGAGCGGTTGTGTCAAGAATAATGTTTGAAATTTGAGTACCTGCTGTTGAGTTTGCAGCATCTCCGCCAGCATCTTTATTAACACCACTACCAATTGCACTTCCTAGAGCGATTGTAATATCAGCGGTTGGAGTTTCCTCCCAAACGATGAATTTATAATGCACTCCGTCTAAGCCTGTTGAAGCTGTAGGAAGCGTAACTGAGAACGCGCCGTCTGCAGATGAACACACATATACTTTACCACTATCAGCATTTGTTAAAGTAACTGCTGCTGTTAAGTGTTCTACGTGTTTTCTGTAGTCGCCTTGTCCACTATTAACTTCTAAATACGAACTTCTCATCTTAGATTCCCTCCACATTGTATAGAGCGTGAACTTCTGGTAATGTGATTTCAAGACCTGCTTCTGTAAGAATCATATCTTTTCTTAAATCCTCATCAGATGCCTGAACATTTGTTTGGATTTGAGTATCACGATTAACTCCGTTACCAACTAGTGGTCTGTATGATAAGTTTGACATATCTGCCATTAACATCATTCCGCTAGCCATTCCTCTAAATAATGGTTCTTTCACAAGGTATAGACTTCCGTGAACAGTATTAATTTGACTTAATTCGTGTCCGAAAGCACCTTCTGCTTTTTCCATATTGTATCTGTAAGGGCTATTTGAGTAGCCTTGAGTAGCGTCGACAAAAGCGCCGTCACCCATTTTGTTAAAGAAAGTAATAACCGGTAAAGAAGCTAAAACAAGTCTTTCGCTTGCTCCGCCTCTTGCTGGGTCAAATATTACTTCCATATCTGCAAGAAGTCTATCGTAAGTTAACTCAGCTTGAGCAACACTTCTGTAGTATGCACTACCAGAAGAGTAACTTAATGCTGAATCGTCAGCTGTTGGGTTGACGTTTTTTACGATGTGTCCTACTAGACCTTCTGTGTATTGAACTCCATTAACACGAGCTCTCTGTCCAAAGAGCATAGCTCTTTCGATGTCGATTTTATGTTCACGGAGCTTTTGAGCCCACACCCTGTCAAATTCGTTGGCATAGCCACGATGACGGGTTGCGATAGCTGTGTTAGATAGTTCACAAGCTGTTTTAAAGATTTGAGTATACCCAAAATCGTCATCTAGTGTATCTGAGAATGTGTCAGGTGAGCCTGTTCCTTCAGCAAATGATGTACCAACTATTTGGCAAGCATCATTATTTGATAAAACATTATAACCTGAAACATTAGCATTAGATACATCTATAACTCTACCGCTAAATACAGTAGATGATGAACCGATTGTAGGAGCAGATTCAACTCTTATAAGAGCTTGTGCCCAACCTGCTGTTGAGTCGACAGTGTTAACAGCAATAACCATTCCTTTTGTAAGGAATGAGATTGCGCCACTTGAACCGTCATCAACAGTTATGTCGTATGCACTTCCAGCTGATACCGCTGAACCACCATTAGCGTTTGCCGCTAAACTAAAGTTACGTGAAGTCCAGTTAGTAACAGTTCTGTTTTCCAAAAATCGGAAAATAGAATCGTCTGTTGGATTCTTAGCAACTTTGTTTAGGTAGACGAAGAAAGGTGACTCCTCTGGCATTAGTTCTGCAACTCTGTCAGAAAAGTCATACAATCTTCTTTGGTCTGGAGCCGTTCCGACTCCCGCGCTAGTTGAGGCTGCTGTAATATCAGATGATTTTAGCATATTCTGATTGTAAGCCATTTGTTTCTCCTAAGCTAATTGTTATTATTTAACTAATTTGCTACGGTTCCCAACATTCATTATTCTATTCCAGACTTGGTCAGGTTCGCTTTTCTGTGGAGATTCTCCACCTTGTAAAACTCCTGCAGGTCTTGGAACTTTCTGAGCTTTTTCGACAGCTTTCTTATTTTCATTTGGTTTTGAACCAGTACCTTCATCTCTCCAAACTCTTACTAGAGTATCAAGAGGAAGGTCTCCGCGAGGAGTGGTTGCAAACTCAAGAAAATTTTCTGCGTCAGAGTCGGACATTTTATGCCTTGACTTAAGCTCGTTCTTAATGTTTGTAAGGGCCATAGCCTCCTGTAATTTTCCGAGCTCACGATCTACAGTTTCGTGAACAAGCTTTTCTTCATTCTTCACCCTCATTTTATAGGATGGAGAATCAGGCTTGTAATAAGCATCCCAGGGGTCGAAAGACTCAGGTTCAATTGGTTTTTCCTGAGAACTTTCTTTAGATTTTCCAGTAAGAACTTCTTCCATAGCTTCCACAACGTCCGGCCTTCCGTCTAATAAAGATTTCAATTGATGCAATTCTTTTGCATCTTTTGAAAGATTTTCATAGTCGGCAGTTTTTTTATCGTACATCGATTGAAACTTTTTGGATTCAGCTTCCCAATCTACAACTTCAGATACTTCTTCAGTACCCTCCATTACTTGTTGTTCCTCCAATATAGGAGTAGGTTCTGATGCTTCAGCTCCTTCAACGATTGGGTCTATGCTTTCAACCTTTTCTTCTTTTGCCATTTATTTCTCCTTTCCTGATTTAGTATTAAAACTCATAACCAGGACTTTTCTGTTTTTTTATTTGTTATTGCCTTCATTTTCAGATTTAATATTATCAATTGCTTGCGTTAATTGCAGTGTTTTACCTGCTTGCTTAACTTTAGACTGCTGAAGAACATCTCCAAGTTGAGTTTTGAACTTTTCAGTCTCCACTCTCTTGCGAGCATTTACTGCTTCCCTTTCGGATGTTTGTAAATCGCCCTTTAGATTCTTCACCTGGTCTTCAAGTTGAGCTACGTAAGATTTCAATTGAGATATTTGACTCTTTCTTTGAAGAACACCTTCTTTGTCAAAGATTTCACTTTTCTTTAAAACCTCGACATCATCTACCAGATTTAGTTTATACGCCTCAAGGTACATATTATATTCTGCGACCTTGTTGCTTGGTAAAGTTGAACCTGATATAATGCGAATATCGTGTTGACCTAATGTTAAATCATTTTGAATCGACATTAATTCGCTTGTTTTATCGTCGTACATTCTATTATTGACTGTAAATTCAGTCAAATCATTGTTAGGTTGTACGATTTTAAAAGTCTTTTCGAACTTGTAATGTTCTTTTGATAAATTATAAATAACTTGACCTACTTGAGCCAAGCTTGTTTCTATATCTCTTAATTTTGATTTTCCTCTTGATTCTCCCATTTCAGATAAAAGCATTGTACCTCTAACTGACTCAGGAGCTTGGTCTTTAAAACCTTGTAATAATTCAGGAATACCAAAATTTAAATCGATATATTTTTCTATTCTATCTATTAGATAGTAAAATTCGCTAGCTAGCGGTGCAGGTTGAGGAAAGTGAGGTTCTCCAAATTCTGGATTGTATTCAATCACAGCATTAGGATTAGCCCAATCTTTTTCAAGCTGAGACACGCTATCAACACTTCCTTCTGGAATTAAAAGTTTTAATCCAGCAGAAGATTGAGCGTGTGACAAGGTTAAAGAGAATAACTTATTTAAAAGCCTCTGAGAGTCTTTAACCTTGTTCACATCTGACTTTGGATAGGGAGTATTAGTCCAAATGTTCGCAAAAGGAACAAGTGGATAGATATCAGTGTTTAGTGTACGCTCAAATAATAAAATATTTCCTATTGTAGAACATTGTTGTATTCTTGTCTGCATAATATCTGTAATTTCTATCATACCCATTTCTAATGCTTCTAAAACTTCTGGGTCTTGCATTAAGTTATCTAATGTTTCTTGGTCTACAATTTTTTCATTTCCCTGAGATAAATCGAATATTCTATAAAAAGGAACTCTTACTTTGTAAAATCTATCAAGTATTTGATATTTTTGATTTACCTTATTGTCTAAATTTTTTGCTTCTGCAGGAGTAATTACATTTTGTGTGTTTTTTAAATTAGATGTAGGATAGTCTTCTCCGTATAGGGTGCTTGTTCCTACCTCTATGTCATCAATGACTTCCTCTAATTCTGGATATAAATCTAATAATTGTTCTTTCGTTAAAAATGTAGAAAGAATCATACCTGCAGCATCAGAGAAAAATCTATCTCTAGAAGCAGGGTCAACATAAACTCTAAAAGGGTCTATGTGAGTATACTTTATTTCTCCTCTTCCATAATCAGATTCCGGGTCCATATATACATACATATATCCAAGTCCGGTAACAGCATAGTCGTGAACAACTTGCTTGAAAACACTGTCTCCTTTTGATATGTCCCAAACATATTCTAAGACAGTTTTCCATACATTGGCAAGTTTATTATCTGAATCTTCTCTTCCTATAGCATTAAATCTAGCAGGTTGAGCTGTTAATAAAGATTTTAATTTATCAACCGCAGCATAAACTCTGTCAATAACAAAGTCTGCTTGTCCTACAGATTGCAATGCAGAAGACTCTTCTTTTGTGAAATGATTTCCGAGAACAAAATCAACAGCGTCTCTAGCTTCTATATCCCAAGTGGATCTTGCGTCACTCCATCTTCTAAACAACTCTTGATTTAATTCTGCTTTGTCGTTTTTATTGTAATCGTTAATGGTTTACTCCCAATTAAATGTTTTATATAGAAAATAACTTAATTCTCTTGCCTTTGTCAACAATTATTTAAACTTTTTGTCCTGTAATCCAAGATATTAACTGAGATGATATCTTTTCCTCTTTATGGGACATTCTATCCTCGAAAACATCCAATTCTACAGCAGAACTCTTAGGAGGTCTCGCTGTTGTAACTGAATACCACAGTCCATCCAATAGGTCATCGTTTCTTCCTTTAGGAAATTCAAACATCTCATCAACCAAAGATGAATGTTGTTCTCTTTTAATATATAGTTTTCTAGATGCAACTATAGGACACAATAATGCTTCTATTCTATCTTCTTTTTTTATTCCACCTGGAGGTCTTACTCCTTTTGCTAGACCAGGAGCCATTTTTCTATCTTTACCTATTAATTGGTTAACATAGTCTTTAATTACTCCTTGAGCCCCAACTTTCTCAACATTCACCCTTCTAACCGGATGAAACCTTTTTGCATATTCAAATACTTTCTGAGGCATATCATATAGAGGAGAATGCTCTCTATAATAATCAACAACGTATATATTTCTTTCTTTATCAATAGCTATAACCATTATAACCTGATAGTCGCTCCTGGAGTTTGCTTCATACGCTAAATCAACTCCAATATATACATTCACAGGAATAGCCGACTCTCCTGTTATAATATAATTAAATCCATTTCTTGACTCTAAATTTCCTTTGTAATAATTAATTCTGTCAATTTTAAATTTTGCTGTTTCCAAATCTCTTGCTTCATTCAAATATTCTTGAGCAAACTTATGAACTAGTCCCATATCAGAGAATCTTCTTTTTATGTCATCTAATTTTTTCTTTGAAAAATATGAAGGCCATAAAGGAATACCGTCTTGAATAGCCTTTTTATACATAACATTCCAAGCATATTTTCTTTTTTCTTTACCGGCATCAATATGTCCATCATATATTGTTTGTAAGAAAGAATCAAAGTGTACAATAGTTCCAATCAACCAAATTGAACCTTCATTCTCTTTTGAATTTTCCAGAGCAGGTTCAACTGTAGACATAACCCATTCTTTAATCTCTCTTCTTCTATCTGGAGTTTTAGTATTTAATTCAGATTCAAAGTCATCAAGAATAATTTTTGTATAACGCAACCCTAACTGAGAACGACCACGCAATCTTTGAGAAGTACCTTTAGCTATAATCCTATCTCCTCTTGCTGTAGTAAATTCTTTTTCAGTCCACTTGTCTCCCTTTAAATCTCCAAAATAATATTGTAATGCAGGATTTATATCAATGTGATTCTGAATGTATTTTATGTGGTCTATAGCTTGAGACTGCTCCTCAGAAACCCAAGCAATAAATTCTTTCTTA